AAAATGGCCCGAGAAACTGCCACAGATGTGGGCGTTTACAAAGTGATCGACTACAAGTTGTTGGAGTATTTGGGCATTGACAATCCTGCCAAATACTTGACCAATGAGGATGGCCTGCCCAGTGCCTATGTGCCGGCCACCACACCTGGTGTGCCTGCCGGTGAGAACTGTGCCAACTGTGAATACTTTGATGCAATCACCAATGGTTGTAGCAAGTGGGACGAAACAGTTAACCCTGTGTATTGGTGCAGAGCCTGGGAAGGCCGCATTGAAGATGCTATAGAAGAAGCCAGCGAGGAATCATAATGCCAGTCAAGAGAGTTCCTGGACCCAATGGAAAGATGGGCTATCGTTGGGGCGATACCGGTAAGATATACACCGGTGCTGATGCCAAAGAAAAGGCCGCAGCGCAAGGTCGTGCTGCCTATCGTGCTGGCTATAGATCACCGGACGGAAGACGCTGATGGCCACATATCGTGCCACTCAACAAATGGCTGCTGCCGCACGTCGTGGCCTGGTCATGAGGTCACGACAAACACCCAGTCGTCAGGGTGGCACAGCAGTGGGCTTGGCCCGTGCAAGACAGTTTGCTGGACGTGATCCAGTGAGTCTAGACACTGTGCGCAGGACCTACAGTTTTCTCAGCAGGGCACGGACCTATTATGATCCAGGCACTGAATCACCTGGCACACAGGCCTATCTACTGTGGGGTGGTCCCGCAGGACTGGTCTGGGCTAGAAACATATTAAGACAACTAGGAGAGATAGAATGAGAATACGCAACGCAAAACCTGGCACTGTTCACATACCCACACCAAAGGAGAGCAAATGATGGCTTACAAGAAAAAGAAACCAGGACCTGGTCCAAAACCACGCTATTAACACAGCGTCTATAAATAAACAATTACTCTAAAGGGAGGCGAGAGAAACGATGAACTCATCACAAACATCGGCAACACCAGAGGCAACTGATGCCGCAGCAGAAACTGACAATCAGGCAACTGCCAGCAAGTCTTACAGTCAACAGGAAGTAGATGACATGATGGCCCGTATGAAGGGCAGTCTGCAAAAAAAGTTATTGAAACCCTATGAAGACCTGGGCGATCCAGAAGAACTGCGCACACTGCGTTCCGAGGCTGAAAAGCGTCAACAAGAACAGCAGATCAAGCGTGGCGAATTTGAGAAAACTCTACAAGAACTTGCAGCAAAAAAGGATTTAGAAATCCAAAAGAGAGATGCACTGATCAAAGAATACAAAGTCAACACTCCGGTGTTGAATGCAGCAGCAAAATACCGTGCGGTCAATCCTGACCAAGTGAGAACATTGTTGCAGCCACATTTGAGATTGAACAGTGACGGCGATGTAGAAGTTGTTGACAGCAAAGGTTCAGTGCGTTATAACGACGCAGGTGCACCCATTGGAGTTGATGACATAGTGCGGGAGTTCCTAGATTCGAATCCGCATTTTGTTGGTGCAACACCTGCCACAACAAATTCATCCAGCATGGTGCGTGGTGGCTCAACAGGCCCCATGGACTTCTCTAAAATGGACATGAAGAATCCTGAAGTCCGTAAACTTTACGCGGAAGCCCGCAAGGCCGGTCGCGTTTGATATCTAACTAACAAGGAATTATTCCATGGCATTTCCAACAGACAATAATACCAGCATCAACAGTGAACTGTTTGCGCCGCTGGTCACACAGGCACAATTTGCTGCCTACGAAAACTCAATTGCTCGTCAATTGGTCACTGTGTTCGACGCACCACTTAACACTGGTAAAGTCCTACAAGTTCCTGTGTGGGCCTCGGTCACAGCACAGAACATCACTGATGAAGCAGCAGCAACTATCATTGCTACCAACACCACATCAGCCACCATCACACTCAGCGAACACGTTGTTTACAACCAAGTCACTGACATGTTGCGTGATAGTGCCTACATGAATGTCATGAGCCAATTGGGTGACCAAGCAGGCCGTGCCATTGCTGAAAGCATTGACGAACAAGTGTTTGACCTGTTCACCAGTTTCACACAAAGCATTGGTTCAACTGGTGCTGAAGTCACTGCTGACTCAATCCTGCAGGCCGCTGCCACTCTGCGCAGCAACAAACTGACAGGTCCTTTCTTTGCTGTGTTGCATCCAAAAGTTTGCTACAACATCAAGAAACAACTCACATACTCTAGCCAGACCAACGTTCCTGCGTTGAGCAACTTGGGTAACAGTGTGCTTTCCGACTTCTACATCACCACTATTGGTGGCGTGAGTATTTTTGAATCTGGCTTGTTGGGCATCGACACTGACTCTGACTCTATTGGTGCTGTGTTTGCTCGCAGTGCTTTGGGTCACGCCATGCGTGGTTCCATCTCTATGGAAGTCACACGTCAATCAATGAATCGCGCAAGCGATATGACCCTGACTGCTGTTGCCGGCGCTGCTATTCTGCAAGCCAGCCATGGTGTCAAGATCATCGGCGACGCCGCACTGTAATCAGGAGCGCACATGGCTTTCATTGAATACGGATCAGAAGTCTTGAGTTTTGCCACATCAGGCGATGTAGAGGCTCTTGACGCTCGTTTGTTCGAACAAAATGAAGGCCTTTCTGCTGACTATGTTGATGATGCACTAATTCGTAGCACACAACGTATATTGAGCCAGTTAAGAGCCACAGATTGGTGGCAGAGTTATTATCTACAAATGAATACATCGGGCAATGCCATCAACAATGTTGCTGACATACCGCCCTTGGATGCTGCAAAGATTTTGAATCGTCGTGAAGACTTTACAGAACTTTGTTGCTACTATGCATTGTATGATTATATTCTGCCTTACATTGCCAACTTTGGTGACGAAGACACTGCCGAACGCAAGAAGATGGGTTATTACCAACAGAAATATATGAGTCTGTTTGGTGAACTTATCACTGCTGGCGATTGGTATGACTTTGATGGTGCTGGCACAGTGACCGCGGCTGAAAAAATGCCCGGCATTTACAATCTACGGAGAGTGCGATGAGAACAGAAATTCTTGCTTATTTGAACGCAAACAAAATCACGGGATTCAATCCCAGTGCCGAACTGCCTTGGGACAGTAATGGCACGCCTTTGTATGTTAAGAATTACAAGAGTATCTATGTGGATCAAGACCAAGTTAGTCAGGAGCCTCTCATTGACGTGTTGAACGGCACAGGAGTGGTAACTCAAACCACCACTGTTCGTGCCTATGTCACCACAGATGCAAAACAAGTTCCCTCAAACCTTGCTGATCTGATAGCAATGATTTCCGCAGCCCGGCTGACCACAGGTATCTCAGGGGTAACCCAGAGAACCACACAGGTCACAACCAGTCTGCAGAATGATGCACAGATCACACAGTTTGAATTCAGTTTCTCACAACTGATAGTAAATTAAATTAAAGGATAAAGCAAATGGCTTATATTAATCCAAGTCCAGGCGTTAGCGGCAAGCAGGTCACATTAACACTTTTTGTGGACGGCGTCTCTGGCGACCCTGGCATGAGTCTCCCCGCACTACAAGACGTCACAGTAAACAACTCTAACGATGTGTTTACCTGGACACAATTGGACAGCGGCAGTAAGAAAAACGTGGCCACAACTGCAACAAACAGTTTGGACATGAACATTGTGTTGGACGAATTAACGTTCTTCGGCAATTCAGCAGCCGTTGCCAACTCAGCGGCCAAGTTGGGCGTGTTCACCTTGAGCAAAAACAAATCCTATTGTGATTTTAGTTTGTTCATTGGTGACGGCGTCACAATCTCTGGCGTGGGATATGTAACAGGCTTGGCTCCCACAGTGAGTGCAGACTCACCTGTGTGGGTCACACCTATCACTATCACAGTTGACGGCGACTACACTGTGACCAGTTCTTAATAAGAATTGCACAACAAAACAGGGGCTCACAAGGCCCCTTTTTTGTATCATACTAAATATTAGAAAGAGATCAATGGAAGTAATAGATTCAAAGACCACAAACCAACTGTTGTTGAGTTTGTTGGCAGAAACGGCCAAGGCCACAAACGAACTACGTTGTGCGCAAGCAGACGTGACCAAAGCACAAAGCAGATTGCAATTTTCTGTAGCAGTGTTAAATCAACTGATTGAAAGAACAAAGGATTAAAAGATGAAATTATCAACACTAGCAGCAGCACCACAACTGGTGCAACTAACATTAGACGACGAAGACACCATCAAAGAGTATGGTGAACCCCTGGAGTTCTATACCTGGGATCGTCAACCACTGGATGTGTTCATGCGCATGGCAGTGGCACAACAACAAGACAGCGGACAGATGCTGGACCTTGTGAGAACCTTGATCCTGGATGAACAAGGTAAACCTGTAATAACTGACACTGCCATGGTGCCTGCTGGCATCCTGGTCAAGGCCATTGGCAGGATCACAGATTTTTTGGGAAAGTAATAGGCGGCCGCCCTCAATGGCTCCGTGCTGACACCATGATGTTACTGACCCTGGATCACCTTGCACAACGATATCATCTCATGCCCAGTCAAGTGCTGGCACAAGGCACCACCCTGGACTTGAGATGTATGGAAATTGGCAGTGCCTGGGCTCGTGAACAAGATCCCAATCAGCGTAAATTAATCCAAGCAGAGCGACGTGAAGACCTCACACAGGAACAAATGCAACAACGCATTGATCAGGTGCGAGCCAATCCGCCCACCTCTGTGAGGCGTCGATCAAATGGAGCCAGAAAATGATATCTACCACAATTCGTGTGACCAACACAACCCAGCAGGATCTTAAGAAATTCAAGAAAAGTTTCAACGCATATCCTGATCAAGCATTAGAAATGTTTCGCTTGCTCACACCCAAACGTTCGGGCAATGCTCGTAGGCGCACAGTGTTGGCAGGTGATCGGATTGAGGCCAACTATCCATATGCACAAAGATTGGAAGACAATTGGAGTCCACAAACTCGTGGTCAAGGTATCCTGCGTCCATTTGAACGCTGGGCACGTCGCAGAATTGCGCAAATCATGAAAGGTCTATAATGGCTTACGATGCAACAGTAAATGTCAAGGTCAATGGACTTGCTGCCTTAACCAAACTTGAAACAGGTCTTGCTGGACTGGGCAAGAAATTTGGAGGTTTGCAAACAGCGGTGGCAGGTGCTGGACTTGGGGCCCTGGCAGCACAGGCCATACACCTTGCCGACAGCATGGTGGATCTAAGCAATGCCACTGGTATCAGTATAGCAGGCATTGAAGAACTGCGCCGTGCTGTGGTAGCCAATGGTGGTCGCATGGAAGATGCCAGCAAGGCAGTCAGCAAGTTTGCACTCACCATTGACGAAGCCGCACAAGGCAGCATGAAAACTCAACAGGAGTTTGACCGCTTGGGTGTGAGTCTGGATGATCTAAGAACACTTAGTGAAGAAGACCTACTGAGACAAACCATTCAAGGCCTAGGTAATGTTAAGGAGGACAGTGAACGTGCTGCCCTGGGCATGAGTTTGTTTGGCAAAAGTTTCCGCACTGTGGACACAAGTGCTAAGGGACTGGCCAAAAGTCTTGAAGCGGCGGCTGGGTCAGGTGAAGTGTATGCTCGTAACATTTTTGAAGCCAGTGAACTGCAAGACAAACTGGACAGAAGTCTTGGCAATCTGCAGATGGCGGTGCTCAAGGCCTTTGGTCCTGCCATTGAACTCCTGACCGAGTTCTTGAATGCTACCACAGCCAGTGAAAACGGCACACGTGGCCTGGTGTTTGCATTGCAAACCTTGGGCGCAATCCTGGTGGGTGGTGCAGTTGCTTATGGCTTGACGCTGCTGGTCAGAAGCCTAGGAACAATAGGTCGAGGATTAGCAGCATTGATGACGGTGATCAGACCAGCAGTGGTCGCTGTCAAAGCCGTTGGTGCGGCAGCCACTACCGCAGCGGTAGCCACAGAGAAACTGGGCCTGGCCTCAAGGTTGGCAGGTGCCGCAGGTCTATTTGCTGTTAATTCACCGTTCTTGAGAATCTTGAGATCAGGAGCCATTCTGATTGGTGTGTTGACATCTGGTGTGTTTGCAGCCATAACAATGTTTGATGGATTTGGTGCAGTGGCTCAGAATGTGCTGGCACGAGTGACAGAAGCCATGAGCGAATTGCTGGCTGAGACACTAAATCTCGGAGGCCTGCTGACCATTGCTGGTGTGGGCCTGGGCACACCTTTTCAGATCCTGGCTGACAAAACACGTGAAGCAAGATTGGAAAGTGAACGCCTGGCCCTGGCACAGAAAAAAGTTGCCGAAGCAGGCAAGAAAATTCAAACCGGTCGAGACATCAGAACTGTAGATACCACCTCTTATGACAAGTTGCTGGCCACCATACGCAACACCACAGAAGAGTTTAGACGTCAGAACAAAGCCAAAGTTGCCAATCTTGACACTGACAA